AGTATTGTTCAATATTGATTACAAGGTTGCAATCTTAGCAAACAAGGGTTCGTTAGCGAGAGAGATTCTTGGTAGAATTCAATATGCATATGAGTATCTGCCTTTGTGGTTGCAACAAGGTATTAAAACTTGGAACAAAGGTAATATTGAACTAGAAAATGGCTCAATGATTTGGGCATATGCGACTTCTGCATCTGGTGTTCGTGGAGGTACTTACAACCTAGTTTTCTTGGATGAATTCGCTTTCGTTCAACATAACATGGCGCAAGATTTCTTTACTTCTACTTACCCTGTTATCTCTTCTGGTAAGACAACTAAAGTTATTATTGTTTCGACCCCTAATGGTCTGAACATGTTCTATACGATGTGGGTAGATGCAATAGAAGGCAGGTCTACTTACAAACCACTCGAAGTACATTGGTCAATGGTTCCAGGTCGAGATGAAGAATGGAAGAATGAGACTATTAGAAATACTAGTGAAGAACAGTTTAGACAAGAGTTTGAAACTGAGTTCATTGGGTCATCAGCGACATTAATATCTGGTACAAAATTAAGAAGTCTTGCGTTTCATAACCCAATATCTTCAATTGAAGGTCTTGATATATACGAAGAACCTATTAAAGACCATTTGTATATTGCCACAATTGACTGTGCAGAGGGTGTTGATTTAGACTATTCAACAATCAATGTTATAGATGCAAGTCAAATACCTTATAAACAGGTGGCTAAATATAGGAATAATAAATTGCCTTTATTGTTCTTTCCGACTGTAATTTTCTCAGTTGCAAAGAAGTACAATGAAGCATATGCTCTGGTTGAGACCAATAACATTGGTCAACAAGTTGTCGATATTCTGCACTATGATTTAGAATACGAAAACATATACAAGTTAGAACATCATCATATCAAAGGTCAAAGTATTTCTGGTGGATTTAAAAGGTCTACTAGTTTTGGTATTAAGACCACAAAAACTGTAAAAAAAGTTGGATGTGCTAACTTAAAGACACTAGTGGAAAATGATAAGTTAATTATCAATGACTTTGACACTATTGCCGAGATGAATACCTTCACTAGAAACCGTGACAGTTATGCTGCGGAAGAAGGTAATAATGATGATTTAGTTATGGGGTTAGTTTTGTTTTCGTGGTTAACAGCACAGTCATTCTTTAAAGAATCGACAAACATTGATATTAGAAAATTGATGTTAGCGGAACAAAACATGCTTAGTGAGGAAGAACTAACGCCCGTTGGTATATTTGACGATGGGCGGAAAGAAGAGGTTATTGTGGACGGTAACGACTATTGGACAGAAAAAGGTTATCATTCCTCAACTTTCTAAATAACTAAATACAGTATAAATTCGAATTTGATCCGATAACAAAAGGAGAAATCCATGGCATTTCAGCTATCACCTGGGGTAAATGTATCAGAAATTGACCTGACTACAATTGTCCCCTCAGTCGCCACTTCAATTGGCGCATTTGCAGGACCGTTTGCTTGGGGTCCAGTTGGCGAAATTATTACAATTTCAGACGAAGTAAGGCTTGCCTCTACATTTGGCAATCCAGATTCAACTAATTATGAATACTGGTTCTCAGCAGCAAACTTTCTGGCATACACAAACAATCTTAAAGTTGTTCGTGCAGTAAATATTACAACAACAAGAAACGCAACTGCAAATGGTGCTAACAATGTTGCCCTTATTAAAAATGAGGATGACTGGTTAGACAACTTTTCTGCGGGTAATACTGCTTACGGTATTGCTGGTGCTCGTTATGCGGGTGCATTAGGCAACACTTTAAGAGTTTCCATTGCCGATGCGAACACATATTCAGGTTGGGCTTACTCAACATCATTTACTTCAACACCAGGAACTTCTACCTATGTTTCAAACAAAGGTGGTACTTTTGACGAAGTTCACATTGTTGTTGTAGACGAAGATGGTTTGTTTACAGGTACAAGAGGCACAATCCTTGAAAAATTTGAATTTGTATCTAAAGCACTAGATGCTAAAGACGATTCTGGTAATGCAAATTACTACAAACAAGTATTACAAAACAAATCAAAATACATTCACTGGTTGTCACATCCAACCACAATTTCAACAGGTACTTCTTGGGGTTCTTCTGCAAACGCAACAGCATTTGCAAACTTAACTGCCAATGTAACAGTATCATTGTCTGGTGGTGTTGATGGTACAATTTCAACTGCCAATGTGGTAACTGCATATGACTATTTCAACAACGCAGAAGCTGTTGATGTTGCATTAATTGTTTCCGGTCCAGCAGATACTACACTTTCAACTTCTCTTATTTCAATTGCTGAATCAAGAAAAGATTGTGTGGTATTCTTGTCACCACCAAAATCAAATGTTGTTGATAACGCAGGTTCAGAGACAACAGCTATTACAACATATCGTAATACATTAACAAGTTCATCTTATGCCGTTTTAGATTCTAACTGGAAATATCAATACGATAAGTATTCAGATGTTTACCGTTGGGTACCAATGAATGGTGATGTTGCTGGTTTATGTGCAAGAACAGACCTCGAAAGAGACCCATGGTTCTCACCTGGTGGTTTGAATAGAGGTATCATTAAGAATGTAATTAAACTTGCATGGAATCCAACAAAGACAAACAGAGATGATTTGTATGTTAAGGGTATTAATCCTGTTGTTTCATTCCAAGGCGAAGGCACAGTTCTATTCGGTGACAAAACATTGTTGTCTAAACCATCTGCGTTTGACCGCATCAATGTTCGCCGTTTATTCATTGTGTTAGAAAAGTCTATCGCTAGAGCAGCTAGATTTTCAATGTTTGAGTTTAATGACCAATTCACAAGAGCTCAGTTTGTTTCACTTGTAGAACCATTCTTGCGTGATGTACAAGGTCGCCGTGGTATTACCGACTTCAAAGTAGTCTGTGATGACTCCAATAACACTGGTGAAATTATAGACCGCAATGAGTTCGTTGGTGATATCTACATTAAACCTGCTCGCTCAATCAACTTTATCCAACTTAACTTCGTTGCGGTTCGCACAGGCGTATCGTTTGATGAAGTCGTTGGCAAGTTCTAATAAATAGAGAAACAGGAGAAATCACATGGCATTTTCAGTAAACGAATTTAGAAGTCAAATGACAGGGGACGGTGCCCGTCCTAATCTGTTTGAAATTTCTATGCCTTTCCCTGCGTTCTCTGCGCCAGGAAATGCACAAACAAAATTAACATTTATGTGTAAGACTGCACAATTACCAGGATCAACTATTGGTGTTGTGCCAGTTCAATACTTTGGCAGAGAATTAAAGTTTGCAGGTAATAGAACATTTGCAGATTGGACAATTACAGTTATTAACGATGAAGACTTTGCAGTCCGTAACGCTTTCGAAAGATGGATGAACGGCATCAACAGTCACAATCTTAATGTTCGTAATCCAATTGCATTAGCACCAGCAGGTTATTCTGTTGATGGTGATGTTCGTCAGTTTGGTAAAAATGGTGATACACTTAAACGATACAGATTCGTTGGTTTATTCCCAACAGATGTTACACCAATCGATGTTGATTGGGGTTCAAATGATGCTATTGAAGAGTTTTCGGTGACTCTCACCTATCAATGGTGGGATGCTGTAGAAACTGGTGTAGTGTGATAATAGGACCAGTTTGGTCCTATTATATTTTTTAGAATGGTATATTAATGGCTATTAAACTTTTTGGTTTTACCTTAGGTAGAAATGATGTTGTTCAGGCGCAAAACCCTGAGCAACCATCTTTCGCACTTCCAACGGAGACAATGGATGATGGTGCAGTCACCATTACCCAAAACGCTCATTATGGAACATATGTTGATTTAGAAGGTTCTGTTCGCAATGAAATAGAACTAGTTTCTAGATATCGTGAAATGGCAAATCATCCTGAGTTGGAGATGGCTATTGATGATATTGTCAATGAGGCAATAACACACGATGAATCTGGTAGAACACTAGACATAGTTCTTGATAAATTAAAACAACCAGACACCATCAAAAAGAAGATTGCAGAAGAGTTTGAGAATATTCTTAAACTGTTAAACTTCAGTAATTTAGCAGATGACTTGTTTAAAAGATGGTACATTGATGGTAGAATATACTATCATATCGTAGTAGATGAAGAAAAACCTAAAGAAGGTATTCAAGAGTTAAGATACATTGACCCTCGAAAGATTCGTAAAGTAAGAGAGATTAAAAAAGGTCAAGACCCAAAAACTGGTGCCTTGATTATTAAATCACTTGCTGAATACTATGTTTACAACGATAGAGGCACAGTAACACAATCATATACCAGTTCAGTAAATGCTGGTTTAAGAATTGCACCTGAATCCATTTTGAATGTAAATTCAGGTTTGATGGATGCAAAAAACACATTCGTCATATCATACTTACATAAGGCGATTAAGCCTCTTAACCAGTTAAGAATGATTGAAGATGCGGTTGTTATTTACCGTGTCTCAAGAGCACCAGAAAGAAGAGTGTTCTATATTGATGTGGGTAATTTACCAAAAGGTAAAGCGGAACA